AGACCCAACAGCTTTCTGTGTTATTGCATATGATTGGGACGAAAAGAAATATTATGTATTAGATGAATACTTAGACGCAGAAAGAACCACAGAACAACACGCAATACAAATACAAAAGTTAATAGAAAAATATGATATAGATTATATTTATATTGATTCTGCCGCTCAACAAACAAGATATGACTTTGCACAAAACTATGATATTAGTACTATAAATGCAAAGAAGTCTGTACTTGACGGAATAGGTCATGTAGCTGGTATAGTAGATAATGATTCTCTTATAGTAAATCAAACTTGTAAGCATGTCACTACATCACTAGACCAATATCAATGGGACCCAAACCCAAATCTTATGAAAGAAAGACCAAAACATGATATGTCATCTCACATGGCAGATGCTCTACGATATGCGTTATATTCATTTGAAACTAGTGTCACCTCGTTCTAGATGTACCTGTTAAAAATTGTACTTGACATGTGGTGTGCCTTTTTGGTATAATTCTAATTAAGAGTAGAAATATGAATTTAAAAAGAGATTTAGTTAAATATGTAAGAGATAAAGCTAAGTCACGATATAAAAAAGCAAGTGCTTGTTACATTTGTGGCAGTACTGAACAGTTAGATTTTCATCATTTTTATGGACTCACCGAATTACTAGAAACTTGGTTAAAAGAGAAGAATATAATTATTGAGACTGAACAAGACATACTAGAACTTCGTGAATCCTTTATTGATGAAAATTTTGATAAATTATATGATTATACTGTAACTCTGTGTCACAATCATCATCTGAGACTTCACTCAATATATGGAAAGCGACCCAAACTGATAACAGCAGAGAAACAAAAAAATTGGGTCCAGATACAGAGAGATAAACAATATGGCATGGTATGATAGATTTTTAGGAGTACAGAGAGAGGAAAAACTAAACCCATCTCAGTTCGTAATTTCTAGAAATGAAGGAATGACTGTTGATTCTTTAGAACCAACAATAAGCTATAAAAATGCTTACGAACAACTAGAAATTGTAAACCGTGCTGTCAACATGATAGTTGACGATGTAGCAGAAATACCATATACAATAGGACAGCAAAACCCAGTAACTAATAATATAGTAAAAAATATTAGAAGGTCAAAAGTAGACTTACTAATAAATAGAGAACCAAACCCATTTCAAGATGTAAGTACTTTTAAAAGAAACTTAATTATTGATTTGATGATTGATGGTAATATATTTATATATTATGATGGTGCTCATCTGTATCACTTACCAGCAGATAAAATGACAATCTATAGTGATGAGAATACTTACATTGAAAAGTATGAGTTTGATAATAGTATTGAGTATAGTACAAACGAGATTATACACATAAAAGAAAATAGTTTCAAATCAATATACAGAGGAGTTCCAAGACTGAAACCAGCACTTAGAACAATGCAACTTCTTATCAATATGAGAAACTTTCAAGATAACTTTTTTAAGAATGGAGCAGTGCCGGGTTTAGTACTAAAGAGTCCTAATACTTTATCTGAAAAAATTAAAGAAAGAATGTTACAAGCATGGATTTCACGATACAATCCAAACACAGGAGGCAGAAGACCTCTATTTTTAGATGGTGGATTAGAAGTTGAAAACTTAACAGAAGTAAACTTTAGAAACTTAGATTTCCAAGATGGAATCAAAGCAAATGAAAAAATTATACTAGAAGCTATGGGAATACCGCCAGTACTTATGGACGGTGGCAATAATGCAAATATAAGACCTAACCATAGACTATACTACTTAGAAACTATACTACCTATCGTAAGAAAGTTAGGAACAGCAATAGAAAGATTTTTTGGATTCGGGGTAGTTGAAGATGTTACAGGAATACCTGCACTTCAACCAGAATTAAGAGACCAAGCAGCTTACTATGCTACACTTGTAAATACAGGAATAATGAGTCCAAATGAAGCAAGAGAAGCATTGGGCAAGGAACCAGTAGAAGGATTTGATGAGCCAAGAGTACCAGCGAATATAGCAGGCTCTGCCGCAAATCCAGAAGAAGGTGGCAGACCACCAGTAGAGGAAGAATAATGACAAAAAAATCAAAAGCCTTAAAAATTATAGCAGAATATATGGCAAAGAAAGGAAAAGTTCTTACACTAGCCGAATATAATGCTGAAGCAGATAAGCCTATTAGAACACCAATACTAAAAAGAACATTTGGTGGCTCTTGGGCAAGAATGGAACAAATGTTAGAACACAATTATCCAGAACTATATGTGCCTACACCAGCACCAGCACCTAAAAAGACAGTTGCAAAAGCTAAAGTAGGGAAGAAAGATGGCAAATAAAATATATCATTGGACTAGTAATTTTAAAACTCTAGGAGAGTCAGAAGACGGTGGAGTAGAAATTAAGGGTTCAGCAAGTACAAACTCACTAGATAGAGCAGGAGATATAATCAATGCAGATGCATGGACAAAAGGAGGATTAGATAACTATAAAGGTAATCCTATTATTTTATTCAATCATGATTATAACAAGCCTATTGGTAGAGCAAAAGATTTACAAGTTACTGACAACGGTTTAGAGATATCAGCAAAGATATCTAAAGCTGCAGGTGAAGTAACTCAATTAATTAAAGACGGTGTCCTTGGGGCTTTTTCTGTTGGTTTCAAAGTCAAGGACGCTGATTACATGACAGAAACCGACGGATATAAAATAAAGGACGCAGAGCTTTTTGAAGTATCTGTAGTATCAGTGCCTTGCAATCAAAATGCAACTTTTGGTTTAGCAAAATCATTTGATAGTATGGAAGACTACAATAAGTATAAGCACACTTTTTATTCGGCTAACTTAAACGATTCAGCAGACGCTGTTGAAGTTGAGCAGCCAAGTCAGGCGCAAGCCAAAGAAATGGAGACAAATATGTCAGAAAATAAACAATCTCCTGAGAGCAATCCTGAGTTCAATATTGAGTCATATGCTAAAGAAGCAGCCGAAAAAGCTGTAGCTTCTTATGCTATGAAGCAAGCCGAACAAAAGGCTGCTGAACAGAAGGCTGCTGAAGAAGCTGCTGAGCAGGCTGCTAAAGAAGCTGAAGTTCAAAAAGCCCATGAGGAAGCAAAACAGGAAGAGCAAAAAACCATAGTCCAAGCAGGACTATCTGGTGCTGAAAAGCTAATGTCAGATGTTGAGACACGAGTAAATGAAAAGCATGAAGATTTAGAGAAAGTTGTAAAAGAACTTGAATCTCAGTTATCTGAGAAGTCTGAAGAAATCATGAATATTCGTGAGTCAAAAAGAATGTTCACAGACAGAGGCAACGGCAACTGGAAAAAAGACTTTGAAAATGATGTTCTTGATGCAAAATTCTTAGGATTAGCAACAGGTAAAGGATATGACACAGACTACGGTAAGAGTGTTATGGAGAAAGTTAACGCACATTCAGGCGTTGGTGTATCTTCAGCAGACTTTGAGCAAGTTGTATCTACAAACATTGAAAGAGATATCCAGAATGAATTAGTATTAGCTCCTCTATTTAGAGAAATTACTATGACTTCTGCAAATCAAATTATACCAATCATGCCTGATGCAGGTTATGCAGAATTTACTTCTAACCAAACTGCTAGTGGTTCTTCACCACACGGTAACTTGGCCCAAAGAGGTGATGCATACAACCCTGGTTCAGCAGGTGGTATTGATTTAACAGAAAGAACTCTTTCTACTGTTAAACTCATTTCACAATCATTCTTAGGTAATGAAACAGAAGAAGATGCAATCATGCCAATCTTACCTCTCATCAGAGAATCAATGGTAAGATCTCATGCAAGAGCTATTGAAAACGCTATCTTAGCCGGTAACAACTCAGCTAATGGTGTATTCTCATCAGGTTCTTTTGAAGGTTTAATTCAAAAAGCCGCTCAAGATGATAGTTCAGGTACACACGTAACTGCATCAACAACTGCATTTGCAAGTGAATCTTTAACTGCAGCTAACCTATTAGCTATGAGAAAGAAAATGGGTAAATATGGTATAAATCCAGCTGAAGTACTTTATATTGTTAACCAACAAGAGTATTTCAACTTACTAAGCGATGCTGAGTTCCAAGACGCTAACCTAGTTGGCGACATGGCTACTAAGCTATCAGGTGAAATCGGACAAGTGTTCGGTACAAGAATTCTCGTTTGTGATGAATTCGCAACACCTGCAGTAAGTAAGGTTCATGCTGTAGCTGTATATCCAAGAAACTATGTAATGCCAAGATTAAGAGGCGTTACTATTGAATCAGACTACGAAGTAGCAAACCAAAGAAGAGTCCTAGTGGCTTCTCAAAGACTTGGTTTCACTGATTTAATTGATGGAGCAACAACAGTTCACGCAAGAAGTTACAAAGCTAGCTAATATTAGCAATTAAGGTTTCGTGGGGCGACCTAAAGCCCCACATTTTAATAATATGGCAGATTTAATAACAGTACAAGAATATAAAAATGCAGAGGGGATTCTTAATCAGAAGGACGACTCACGACTAGATATTATTGTACCACAAGTTAGTGATTTAGCCAAAAAATACTGTGGAACTTCATTTATAGACTTTTTTAGTTCTAGTAAAACCGAAGAGTTTTCTATATTTGACAACGCCACACATACTTTAGTGGTAACAGAAAGTCCACTGGTTGCAGTTTCAAGTGTACAAGAAAGAACTACATATGCCGATGCTTATGAGACACTTTCAACTTCAGATTATGAATACTATGTAGATACTAACGCAGATGCAATAATTCGCACAGATAATAATGGAAGAAAGAAAGCGTTTTCACAAGGTGTAGCAAGTGTAAAGATTACTTACACCGCAGGATTTAGCGCAACACCAAGAGACTTAAAATTAGCACTTTTTGATTTAGTTACTTACTATCTCAAAGATGAACATAAAGAAAGAAGAACAATCGCAGGTGCAACTTTACAGAATCAAGGAACATCTGGAATTAGAAATAATACTGATTTTCCAGACCACATAAAAAGAGTACTTGATTTATATAGAGTGATAATTTAATGTCTAAAGAATTTAGACAAAAAATATTAAATGAATTTACTCAAACTTTTGGTAAAAAAACAAACTCTAGCATTAGAGCAGCAAGAGAAAGGTGGGTAAAAGATTATTTTGACCGAGGACAGCTTAGAGTAACAAATAAAAATTGGGTAAGTACATGGTCTGAAGTTGCTTCTAATCTTCCTGGTGGTCCACTAAGTGAGTTTAGTATTATTCCGGAGCAGCTAGAAGGCAGAGGATGGAAAAAAATACATAACCATATAGTTAAGAAATTTAAAGATAAATCAATTATAAATCCGCAGTTTGTTACTTATGAAATAACCTATACTCCTCAACAAATAACAATAAAGTATGTAAGAGGAACAAAAAGACAATCATATAGAAATCAACAAACAATAGATTTAGAAAAGTATGTAAGTGATAGATTACGTATAGTAATGGAAAATTTTTTTCAAACAGGCGATTTTAAAGATATTAGTCAAAGAATATTAGATGCAGCACTTGATAAAACAGAGGGAACTGGACAAACTCTAAATCATGGAGATACTCTAGAACCTTTTTTTGGACAATCTAATAAAATGGTCAATGGTATGCCTATGACAAATACAAGAATTATGGATTCAAGGCGAAAAGATATTAAGGAAATTGCAGGAAACTTAAAAAGCGGTAAAACAACCGCTCCTGGAGCAAAAGGAACTTTAGTATCAAAAAGATTTTTAGTAGCTCTTATAAAAGGTTGCACAGATGAATTTAGACAGAAACAATGGTTTACTCAAGTACATGAAGCAATTGATGCAAAATGGGCAGAACTATTTGGATATAGTAGTAGTGTAACAACTAGAGATACAAAAGAAAAAGTTCAAGATAATATACAACTAAGTGCAGAATTAATTGCTACTAAATATACAGATAAATTTAACTTAAATAAAGGTGACTTTGATAAAGCACTGTCTTTGGAACTTCAATTATTTTTAAAAGA